CCTACGATCCCTTCTGTGTGCATTTCGTGGTGCCTAACGGCAAGACTGCCGGAATGGCTGGAGTAGATACTAATGGTGCAATATGGATGATGTGTACACCCGCAATCCATGAGTACCCACTTACATTCGCTAGAGAAGCTAAAAGGTATGTCGAGAGTAGGACAGAACCTTTGTTATGGAACATCGTTGATAAACGTAATACTGTTCATTTAAAACTACTCAAATTTCTAGGTTTCAAATTCTTAAGGGAACTTAAGTATGGACCTAACCAATTGTCCTTTATAGAGTTTTGCCGTGTGTGCAGGAGATCCTAACGCTGGTGCAAGAGCACAAGCAAAAGAAAGATGGAGAGATAGAGTATTTACTTATAAAAGTAATTCAATAGGTTTCTTTAATAAAGAAACTACTTGGGATAAGAATAGAAAATTCATCACTGGTATGGGTTTATCTAGAGATCTTTCCGATGTTGCCAGTGCGATATATACAGCCAGAGGTAAAGGCTTATATGCATCGCAAGAATTATCTAAAAAATTTTATACCAGTCAAGCCGTAGATGAAGGTGGCCGTGCAAGAAATTATAAGCAAGGTGCTTTAACTAAATTCCTTGCTGGTCAAGCACAGGTAGATATGCAACTAGCTAGAATGATGGGTATAGGTAAAGCTACTGCATATACAGGAATAAAAAGATTAACTGCTAATAGACTAGCTAAGAATAGAGCTAATTTAGGATTACCTCCTACATTTGGACCTGCTGTTATGATGCCTCCTAAAGGAGATACAACTATGGCTAACTTAGGATTAGGTTTAACAGCAGCTAGTATTGCATTTCCATTCATGGCTCCTGCTTTGGGAAGTACGTTTGCTACAACAACTGGTGCTTTAACTGCAACAGGAACTGCTGTAGCTGGTGGATTAGCAGCTGGTGGTAGTGCTTTATATGGTATGGGTAGTCAGCCTTATTGGGAGTCTTAAATTATGACATCATTTTCAGATATTAGTAAAACTAATTATTTAGATCTAAATGTTGATCTAGCTAAATCTACTAACGATTTAATAAAACAAGAACAAGCTTTATGGGATGAACATTTCAAAGTAGCAATAGAAGAAGCAGGTAGACTTGAAAAAGTTAAATCTGCACAGACTCAACAATTAATGAATTTAATTGGTGCTGGTGCTAAACTTGGATTAGCAGCTAAGAAATGGGAAGAAACTAAAGATTGGTCAAGATTAGCAGAGTATGAAGCTACAGGTAAAGTTAAAGATAAAACAATTCAAAAACGATTAGATGAGAATAAAAAGAAAATTAATGAACTTCAAAAAGAAACAGAAAAGGGATTAAGACCTGTTACAGGTGAAATAAATAATAAAAGATCTGACCCAAATAATCCTAATAACCTAACTGATGAGCAAACTGCATTAGCTGTTGATTATAAATATAGCACAGCTTTAGCTATAACTAAAAGTAAAAGAATATCAGCAGCATATGTAGCTAAGAAGTTCCCAGATTTTTCATTGAAAGTTTATAATGATACTACTAATCCATTTAAACAAGCTGATGGTACACCAGATTCAATTGCAGCAGCAGTCAACAGAGGAGATTGGGATAGATTAAAAGATATACAAAGACATTATGGTAATGTTTTTTTAAATCTATCACAGTTAGATGATGTTCCAGACACTATCTTAAGAGAAGAAGTTTATTCTAAAATGACTGATTTTTGGGATAAACAAACTATGCAGTATAAACAAAAAGTAGCACAGAATGCTCTAAAAATTGCTGAAAGAGCTGAATTTCAAACATTTTTTACATGTTTAGATGGAAAGGATAAAATAGGTTGTCTTGTTGGTGGAGAGGATACAATAGGTTTTATACAGAATAATGAGATTCGTAATGGTGTAAAAGATACAGCTTACGCATGGGATTATGCTTATACAGCTTTAGAGAAAGGATTAGAAGGTAAAGATTTACATTGGTCTGATTTAGAACAGATGATAGACCAAGAATTTACATCCAGACAAACTGGAGAAAAAGGTAAATTAGTAAAAATAAATAAAAAACGCCATGATCAAATAAAAGGTTTAATTCGTCAATACAGTCTTAAAGAAGATCAAGAAAACGAACAAAATAGAACAATTGCTATTAAAACTCAGATTGAATCCTATATAGGTCCAAATGGTACCTTTGCTGAAACTATAAAAGCTGGAGGTTATGTTGGTGAAACAGATCTTTTAAATGCAGTAGATAAAGTTAAAGCTAATCTAAGAGAAGAGAATATACATTTCACTGAACAAGATTTACAACCTTTATTAAATTATTTTACTTGGGAAGATCAGGATGATGAAGTATTAGTAGGTCAATTAAGAAGACAGATGCTTGATAATCCAGGTAGAAAGATTGGTAATTGGATACCACAAGTAAATGGTATAAAAAATAATGAACTTAAACAGGCAATAACTCAAGAATTAATTGCTCATCATGCAATAGATGAAGATGCAATGGCAAAATTTAAAGGGGATATAAGTGCTATATTATCTGAAAAGTATCCTTCACAAATAAATTCTTCTGCACGTAATTCTGCACAATGGATTACTGAAGAACGTAATGCTGAAGAATTTTTCAAAAATAAATATAGGGAATTTACAGCTAAACCTGGTATAGTTGAAGATCCTTATCAAGCTGCTTTATTAGCAACTGCTGAAGCACATGCTGAAGGTAAATTCAATAGTAGAGAAAACCCTGAACCCGATATCGAATTTAAAAAATCTTTACAGTCAGTAAGAGCACATATAGATTCAGCAGGTGTTAAAGAAGTCTTAAATCAAGAGACATACTGGGCTGGAGAAAAGGAAGCCGGTATAGTACCAGGTCTAGCTTATAAAAGTGGTGAACAGAATGATAAAGCAGTTGATTACTATTTAAGTCTTCAAAGGTATTTTCCTACTCTTACTTGGTATGAACTAATGAATAAGAGGATGGAAGTATTAGGAATTAAAGATAAGGAAACTGCAGGTAAGGTTAAGACAGAAGCTTTCGTAATACCTGAAAGAAAACATACAAACACTTTAACTAAAGAAGAACAGAAAATTCTTACTAATGATGCTAAAGCTTCTCCTAGCAGAACCAGTAGAATAATAATGAATAAAGAAAATACAGATTGGATGCTAGATACAATACAAGTTACTAGTAACGTTAATCATATACAAAATTGGCCTGGACCTGCTATTTTACGACCAAATGTAAAATTAGAAAATATACCACTTAATAGAGTTAGTGACATGGTTATGAATACTAATATGAGAGTTGGTATGTATGGATTAACACATAGGTCTTTTAAAACACTTGAGGAAGCTGGTGTATTAGATTATTATAGAGATACTCCATTTGATGCAGAAACACAAAAAGAATTAATGTTGCACCTTGCTAAATTAAATGCAAATAAACAGAACCTTTCTACTTTATCTGGAGGTTATAAAAAACTTATGTCTATACCGAAAAAAACATTAGATGAATTTAATGCATTAAAAGAAGATGAAGTATTAGACCATCCAGATCGTGATGAAGATTTAGCATACGAAGAACCATCCATATTTAACCAAATAGATAATCTTATACCAGCAGCAGCTGAAGTAGTTATTAAAGAAGGATATCAACCAACTTTCCGAGAATCTTGGGAAAGGACTGGTATTCATAAAACTATTAAATGGTTGAAAAGTTTAGAAGGACCGGAAAGACAAGAAACAGATGAAGTACCTACACCATATACAGGTGGAGGTTTATAAATACATTACTAAGGTAATATGGAACCAGAATTTAACATACCAGAAGTTGATCAAAAAACATTAGATGAAGGAGAAAGAATATTAGATTCAATATCTGATGGATTTGAACAACAACAGGCAGCAGAAGAACAACAACAGCAACAAATAGTAGAGGACCAACAACTACAAGCTGAACTTGAAGATCCAAGGACTAAAGAGGGCGGTGGTGGTTTTAAAGGTTTTGCTACAGAAGTAGGGTCTGCATTGAAAGGTGGTATCCAAGATACTGTTTCTTCAGCTATAACTTTCCCAGAAAGAGCAGTTGATATGCTCTCTGGTGAAATGAAAAAAGAAAGAGAAGAGAAAGGTTATTATAGACCTGAATGGGACCCTACTAAATCATATGAAAACCCTATCATAACTAGAACATGGTGGGGTCAATTAATAAGAGGTACAGTACATTTTGGTACTCTTGCTGCCGCTATTGTACCTACTGCTAAAGCTACAGCAGCTAGATTTGGTATAACTGCTACAGGTTTAGCTGCTAATAGTTTAGTAAGAGCTGCAGGTGTTGGTGCAGCATCTGATATAATTTCTAAAGAATCTGATGGTCATAATGCTCTAGCTATGCTTAGAGATAGATTTGGTTGGATGGATACTCCTCTAACAACTAAAGATACTGATCATCCTCTAATGATGAAATTTAAAAATATCGTAGAGGGAATGGGAATTGGAGTAGTATTTGATAGTGCTGCTATGATTCTTGGTAAAGGTTCTAGAAAAGTTAGATCTAAAATTTCACAAAGAAATGCTAGTGTAGAAGATAATGTAAATAAAAAAGCATTATCTGAATTAAGAAGAAACGAAGAATTCCGTGCTGCAAAGAACAAAGGTATTGCAGATGAATGGCAAGGTGATAATCTTTCTACAGATGATCCATTTATTATATGGGAAAATCAACAACGTATAAGGAAAGAATGGGGTGCAGAAGAGGGATCTTCTGGTAATCCTTTCACTCCTATACAAAAAGAGCGTATAGCTAAAGAAGCTGGTATCTCAGAAGAACTTGTAGATGAGGTTCTAAGGAAACTCTTAAGTAATGATAGGTATCAAACGATTGTACGAGGTACTAAGAATAGCCGTAAGCGGTTAGTTGAAGTATTTGGAGACGCTATAGCAGCTCATCAAAGAATTACACAAGGTAGAAATGCAGCAGAATTACCTGCTCAAGAGTATTTAAAAGAGATATTTGAAAGTTGGGATGTATATGATAAGGGCACTCCTGATCAGATACAAACGATCACTAGTAGAAATGTTGTTGTAACAGACTTAGTTGTAGGTAGTTTACTACAACAGATAAGAGATATGGGTATATCTGGTAGAGAAATAGCAGACTTTGCTGATCTTACAGATATAGATGGACCTGCTGAGAATATAGTTAATACAATGTTAGTTGCTTTAACTGAAGTTAAACGAGCTAGAATTGTTAAATCTAAAAACTTTGCAGAACTAGGAGCTGGTAAACGTAGATATCTTCAAGAAACATTATCTAAAGATATGGCTGATACCAGAGAATCAATTCAATCTATCTTAAATATTGCTAAAGATAGTGACGATGATAATCTATTGATGGCTCTATTTGAAGCATTCTCTTCCATGAAAACAGTTAATAGTCTAGATGACTTTGATAACTGGGCTAGAAAGATGATTAAAGGTGGAGATATAGAAGGTAAGAAACAAACTGGTTCTTTTATAAGAGAACTAGAAGGTATGATGGTACATAGCATTCTAAGCGGTCCTAAGACTCCTATAAGAGCTATAATGGGTACAAGTACTGCAACCTTCTTAAGACCTATGTCAATGGCTTTAGGAGCTGCTGTAAAGTATCCCTTTACTGGAGATAGTACTCAAATAAAAGTGGGGTTATCCTCTTTAAATGCTATGATGCAAGCTATTCCAGAATCATTTGAATTATTTAAAAATAAATTAAATTCTTATTGGGCTGGTGATATAGCTACTGTTAAAACAAGATTTGCTGAATATACTAGAGCAGATGATAACTGGGAAATTTTAAGAAGATGGGCTGAAGATAGTGGAAGAGCTACTACTGGAGATAAAGTATTTTTTAGATTAGCTAATATGGCTAGGAAACTAAATGATAATTCATTCTTTAGTTACTCTACTAAAATTATGGCTGCAACTGATGATGCATTTAGATATATTCTAGGTAGAACAAAAATGAGAGAGAAATCTCTTAGATCTGCACTTGATGCTAAAGCTAAAGGAGCTTTAACAACTGATATAACTCCATCATTATTAAAAGATTTTGAAGATGATTTCTATAGACAAATATTTGATGGAAACGGAGATATAATTGATGAAGCTACAAAATATGCATCTAAAGAAGTTACACTAACTAATGAATTAACTGGGTTTGCTGGAGGATTAAACCAAGTATTCCAAGCACATCCATGGGCTAAACCTTTCTTCTTGTTTGCTAGGACTGGTGTTAACGGTTTGCAATTAACTGCTAAACATACACCAGGATTTAATTTTTTAGTTAAAGAATGGAATGACATAGCCTTTGCTACTCCTAATAAATTAGATGATGTTGCTAAATATGGTATTAATTCAGCTGAAGAATTAGCTAATGCTAAAGCTCTACAAGTAGGTAGACTTGCTATTGGTACATCAATTACTAGTATGGCTTCTTGGGCTTATCTTTCAGGTAATCTTACAGGCAATGGTCCAGTTGATAGACAAAAAAGACAAGCATGGATAGATGCTGGATATATTCCACGACAATTGAAAGTCGGTGATGTATCATTTAATTATGATTCTATTGAGCCATTTAATCAAATATTTTCTATTATAGGAGATATAGGAGATGCTAGTCAATTGATGGGAGAAGAGTGGACAGAAGATCAATTTATGAAGGTATCCTTACTTGTAGCTCAAGGTGTTACTAGTAAATCATATCTTGCAGGTATGCAGCAACTTGTAGATCTTGTTGGTGGTCGTCCTGGTCAAGCAAATAGAATTATAGCTAATATAGCTAATAACACAGTACCTTTAGCTGGATTACGCAATGAACTTGGTAAATTATTTACTCCATATACTAGAGAATTAAATTCTGGAATAGCAGATGCAGTTAGAAATAGAAATTTACTAAGTGAACATATAGCTTTAGATCCATTACCTATAAAATATGATTTATTTACAGGTGATCCAATAAGAGAACATGATCCAATTACTAGAATGTGGAATGCTATATCTCCTATAAACTTTAATTTAACACCTCATCCAGCTATAGATAAGTATCTTCGATCTGGACATAGAACAAGAATGGCACTTTATTATGCACCAGATGGAACTAGTTTAACTGATTCACCTGGATTAAGATCTAAATTTGCTAGATCTATAGGTAAGCAAGGGTTATTAAAAAAACTTATAAAATTATGGGAAGATCCAAGAGCTATAGCATCATTACAAGAAAGAGAGAATGATATAAATAGTGGTAATAGAGCTTTATATGAAGAAAAAGATTACTGGCATAATCAAGAACTTGATAGGATATTTGGTGTATTGAGAAGAACAGCATGGGGAGAAATAATGCATGATCCAGATGCAGTTGAATTGAAAGCTATGCAAACAGCTAGAAAGAGACAACGTTTAGAAAAATCAAGAAAAACTGGTGAGTATAAAACTATGTTAGCTATGTATAAATAATTATGGCTACGACATCATTCACGATAACTAACTTTACAGCTAATGGTAATGAACAAACTCTTACTAACCAAGCTGGTGAAGTACAAGTAGTCACTAATTACTTTCCATACTTAAGAGATGCTGATGTTAAAGTTTCTGTTAAAGCTGCTGGTGCATCTAGTTATACTCAAAAGGATATAGTTTCTCATTGGACAATAAATGATAGTAAACATATTGTCTTTAAAGAGAATGTATTAACTGGTAGTGTTGTTTATTCTGTATTAGTTAGAAGAAATACAGATATTACTTCTTCTAGAGTTAGCTTTCAAACTGGTTCTTCTGTTAATGCTGGTGATCTAAATACTAATTCTACACAACTTAGATACTCTATAGAAGAGTTAGATCCTAATACAACTGTATC